ATTGGCAAACTTCAACTTAAAGAAGGTTATGGAATAGCACCGAATGTAATAATGAAAGATAGAAGTATACCTGTAGAAGCAAAAATTTTGTTTATTTATTTAACTTGCTTCTTGTTTGAACCTTTACCAGATACTAAAAAAATATGTGAAGATTTAGGTTTTTCAGAAAATGAGCTTGAAAAATATCTCAACATTTTAATTAAAAAAAATTATCTTTAATAGGAGGATTAAAATGGATAAAGAAAATTATCAAAAAATTATTGCAAATTTAATTGGAAGTAAATTAATTGCTTTCAATAGAGATATATCTGAATTTCTTGGTAATGATATTACTTGTGCTCTTTTTGTTAATCAACTTCTCTATTGGTGGCAAAAAGGAAAATATCCTGATAAAATTTTTAAGAAAGATTCTGAATTCTATGAAGAATGTGGATTAACAGAAAGAATATGTAGAAGAGCAAGAAAAAAATTAAAAGCATTAGGCTGGATTGATTATAAAAAAGAAGGAATTCCACCTATTACACATTATTATATATTTTTTGAAAAAATTGCAGATGATTTAACAAAATGGATGGAAATTAAAAAGAATAATCCTAACCAAAAGTCACATTACAAAAAGTTAGATACGAACCTGACAAAAAGTCAGGAAAGTATATTACAAAACAGTCGCAATATTCCAAAGAATACTACAAAGAATACTACAGAGAATATTAGCTGCAATTTTTCAGAAGAAAAATTGCAGTCTTTTAACAACGAAAATGTTGTTAAAGACGATAATGATTTTTCTCCCTTAGCTACTAAAAAAGATAAGGAAATAACTGACGAAACAGCTGTTCAAATCGGAGATTTGGACCCAAATTATGAAAATAATAATGAGGAAAACAGGGAGAGAGAGCGGGCGAGCGCCAGCGCCTCGCCATCAGCACCTGCACCTGCACCGTTGCCAGCATCGCCTTTAACATCTACTCCTCAAAAAAATAGGATAGGATTTTGTATTCCAGAAGAGCTACAAAAACAAGAAAAAGCTGAAAAAAAGACTAAAAAAAATAAAAAGAAAACTGAAAAATCCGAGGAAGATCAGCGGATAACCCAGCGGTTTAAGCGGTATTGCGCAATTTACGATGAGGTTTATAAGCAATATTTCAAACATCCATTTCCCAGATTGCCAAGAGACTTAAAAGCTTTGAAAGATATAGCGAAAACAACCGATATTGATAGCGAATTTTTCAAAGAGATGTGCGAATATTTCTTTTCTGCAACAGAATATTTTTATCGGGATAAATCTCCCTGGACAATGAAACAGAAATTATCAACCCTAATTGCAGATACTCAAAAACAGATTGATGAAGATGAAGCAAGATTTAGAGAGATAGAATTAAGAGAAAGAGAGAGGAGATGAGAAAAAATGGTAAAAAGATACCGTCAAGACCCTTTAGTTATAGAAGCAATTGAGTTTGAACCTGATAATTGGGAAGATATTATACATTGGTTACGAATAAATGGCAAAAGTTATCTATTCAAAACAGTAATAGCAAATTCAGTTGGTGGAATAGAAAAATTTATCTTTAAAAACGGAATGATAGCACGAATTGGAGATTATATTGTAAAGTGGCCAGATGGAAATTTTTATGTTTATAGACCAAAATTATTTAAAGAAATTTGTAAGGAGATATAAAAATGGAAAAAATTGAAATAAAAGATTTTATTAATTCAAAATATGGAAAGGTTTTGAATTGGTATAGAAAAGAACAACAAAGACCTTTCCATTTACGACACAGATTTGTCAAACAAGATTTACCTTATGATGTCCAGTATTATTTAAACAACATCAATTTTCCCTCAACCTATACCGAATTAAAGCAAAAAAATACTTTTTTCAAAGATTTTATTCATCAAGATTTAATCAATTTTCTGTGGTATGACAAAGAACTTTTTATGAATTGGCAGATTTTCTATTTTTACGGTGACGAAGGAGCAGGTAAAACAGTTCAAGCTTGTTGGTTTTTAGAACAGATGGTTGCGAATTTTGGATATAAAGGGCAATATTATTCTCTTAAAGAATTAGGTTATGATTTAAATGATATAGCAAGAACAAAAAAAGTATTTCAAAGCTGTTTTCTTGTGATAGACGATATTGATAAATACCATCTTGACAAAAAAATGCAGCTTAATTTATATGATACGATAAATGAGAAAATAAAAAATCCTTATTTTCATTTAGTTATAACAGGAGAGGCAGTTCCTGACGCATTGCGAACAAAAATAGAAACAAAATTGGCACGATTAATTACAGAGAATAAAAAATCACATTCTATTTTTATCTCCACTTTGCATAAAAGTGAAGATGAATATGATAAATTAGGCAGGAAAAATGATAAATATTATCATAAACATATTCCTATTTCTGAATATTTGAAAAGAGAAAAGGAAAAAGAACAATGAATATTAAAAAGATTTCAAGAAAAATTTTAAAAAAGAAATGGATAGAAAAAATATGCAAAAATTGTAAATATTGGACATATGTAGATTATGTAGGTATTATAAATAGAACAGCGTATGGGTGGTGTAAAAAATGTAAAAATGAAACATTTGAGAATGATAAATGTGATTATTTTAAAAAAAGGAGGAGAAAATGATAATACAATTAGAAGTTGAAGGTAGAATACCTACTGTAAATAATATGTATTCACGCAATAAAGCAGGTAAGAGGTTTTTGTCTCCTTTACATCGGCAATTCAAAGAGAAAATTTTTATCTGTGCTTATGCACAAATTGAAGATAAAAGTAAGATACCAATCTTTAAGAAAGACACAAAAATTACATTAGCAATTCGGGTTTCTTTTAAGAAAAAACATAGAGATATTGATAATATTGTCAAACCTATTCAAGATGCTTTGAAGGGCTTAATTTATGAAGATGATAGCCAAATTAATACATTAGAAGTAATAAGGATTGATAATGAAAAAAAAGATAGACTTGAAATTGTAGTATGTAAAAGTCCTTATCTGTCTCTGTAAAGAGATTTATTTAAAGGAGGCAAAGTATGAGTTTGATATTAAGAATGTTTTCAATGATTCTTGCTATTGCAGGAATAGCGTCATTAGTAGCTTCGTGTTATATAGCATATACTAAACATTTAGTAGAATTTATCTTTTTAGGATTATTAGGATTGTTTATAGGTATTTTAGTGTCTATGTTATTATTGTTAATGAGTGAGTGTTACCATTAATGAATTTGAAGAGATAAAATAAAATGGTAATAAAAAATCCTAATAGGTTGAAAAATTTTATAAAAGATACTGATAGACTTTTATCTCATTATAGTAATGGAAAAATTACAATTTATATTACTTTTGATGAAAAAGTAACAGAGATAAGTTTTACAGAGATTATAAATTTATTAAATGAACTAATTAAAAATTTAAATTATCAAAGAGATACAATTACTATTTATTACTCATCTGAAGAAGTTAAAATATCAAAAGAAACAAAGAAAAAGCTTAAAAAAATAGGCAAAAAATTAAATAAATGTTTAAAAAAGAGGTAAAATAAATGGGATGTTGGTGGACTGATTTTCAAATAATTAAGGGAGATGATGAGCTTTTTGAGGAGTTTAAGAAAGAATTATATAAGGCTATAGTAAAAGTGTTTGCAGATAAATTTGAAAATTGGAATTGTCTTCATTGCAAATGGAAAAATGATTATAGGATTTGTGAAATATGTGAGAAGTTACGATTTCTGATAACAGAAATAAGTTGACTTTTGATTTTTAATATATTATTTTTCTATGAAAATGAAAATGAATAAGAAAATAATTATTGTAATAGTTATTTTTATTCTGTTAATTGCTTCAGTTTTAACTTCTTTCTATTTCCACTCTTACCTCAAAAAGAAAAAACAACAGCAAATCTTATTTGAAAAACAATGTAGATTAGAATTTATTAACAAGTCAATTAAAAATCGTCAAGATTGTAAGATTTTATTAAAATATGCAGAAAAATATGAGTTAGATTGGTTAAAAGTTTTTGCAGTTTTAATGGTAGAAAGCGGGGGAAATGCAAATATAATTTCAAGAACAAAAGACTATGGTTATATGCAATTGTCAAGATATACTGCAAAAATTTTAAGGAAAAGACTAAAGAAAATTATCAAAAATACACACATTCTCAATCCTGAATTCAATATTGCTGGGGGTTGTTTATATTTACGAACATTATTAGACTTCTACGGCAATGGCACAGATTGGAAAAAGGCTGTAGAGATATATAATGTAGGGTTTGGAAGATATAGAGAAGGCAAAAAAAATAACAATCATGTTAAAAAATTTATTATTTATTACACTTACTATAAATTTGAGTATAAAGAATTTAAGAAAAAATGCCTAAAATTAAAAAATAGGGGGTAATTATGGAAGTTTTTAGTTTTATATTAGGACTTGTAATTGGGTTTTATCTGGGAATGTTTGTATTAGCTTTGCTTAAGGTAAATAGATAAAAATGAAAAAAGAAAAGGAAATTTTAACTAATGAATTTCTGGATACTTTCTTGAGTACGGCTGATGTAGAGAGAATGTTCGGAATAACAAAATATACTGTTGAAAGATGGATTCATTTAGGTTGTGTTTTCTATGATGAATATAAAGTTAAGCGCACTTTACACGAAACATATATTAAAATCAAAGCAAAAGCTGTTATTCGTAATTTTTTTAATAGAAGGAAAATAAGAAAAAACGAAAAATTTAAGTATTGGAGAGAAATTATTGAAAAAGAATGGTTAAGTAAGTGCGAAAAGTTAGATAAAAATGGTCAAAAAAAAGGACAATAAAAATATGGCTGATATTGAATTTAAAAAATATTTTCTTACACGTTATTTAAGATTATCTGGGGTTTCTATCTATATACTTCTAAAAAACAGAACAGTTCAGGTAAGAAATGCAATTATAAAAGATGATAAGATTATTAATAATTATTACGAAGATTTTCAAGGGGAAGAGATTCCACTTGAGAAAATTAATAAAATTAAAATAACTTGTAAGGAGGAAAATGATGGATAACTTAAAAGCTTTGGAAATGATTCACAACTACTTTGAAATGATAGCTGCACAAGTTGGCGATACTGATGTAGCACGGCGAGAAGCATATAACAAATATCGCAAAATAATTGAAAAATTTCTGATTTTCTATGAAAAAAACTTTAATGAAACTAAATATGAAACTGATGAAACAACAGGATTTAAAAGTCCTACCAAACCCTTTCCTGAAACAACAGGAATTGATGAGCTAAAAGAATATGAATCTGCGATTATGCCTATTTTGGAAGATTTTTATAAAAGAGCTATTCAACCTGACGAAGTGAGAGAAAAATTTGAGGGAGCTTTGTTCAAATTAAGAGAAGGCTGGGAAAAAAAGTTACAGATGTTGAAACAATTGGGATGAAAAAATTAGTAAAGAAGCTAAGATGTAGACTGGGATTTCATAAGCTTAAATGGAAAGATTATGATAGAATATGTGAAGATTGTGGATATAATGTCTCTGATGAATTGCGAAAAGAATTAAAGAGGATAAAATGGAGAGAACAAAAATTTTGGGCGAAAGTAAGAAAGCACGAAATATTAACAAACGATATAGAAAAGTTTCAAGAGAATGGATAGAAGAACAAATAAAAGAGATTTTTCCACCTTATCTTTTTAAATCAATAGATGAATATATCTATTTCCATCAGTCTATATCTTCACTTCTAAAAAAATATTCACATAAAAAACATTATAACAAAAGATTAGTCTTATTAAGAACTTTCCAGCGCTACTCACAAATAGAAATAGCTGAAGAGCTGGGTATCTCTCCTTCAGCTGTTTGTCAACTCCAACAATCTATCAAAAGAGACTTACGCAACCTCTCATCCTTAATTTTTAAGTTTTTCTAATCCTTTTAATTATAAAATGGAAACTTTTCTGTGTGCACTTGTCTTGATGTCAAATATTACTATATGTGGTAACTCTTGTTTTGTAAATTCGATAAAATATAATTCATTTTCTATTCCTTATCAGGAGAAGGTATATGGCAGATACAATTCCTTCTTTTGAAGATTTGATAAAATTAATAGATTTGAGCAAATTAGATACTGAAACTGCACGCCGAAAAGCTTTAGAAAAGCTTTATCCAGAACTTTCAGAATGGGAATTTAATCCTGAATATACATATCAAGGAAGAACTTCTTACAGAGCTTCTCATCCTGACATAGAAACCTACAAATGGATTGAAGATATAGGATTAGGACGGTATTCAAAAACACCTGATTTTTATGGGTATGGGCTTACAAAAGTTACTCCTTTTATGCAAAATATTTTGCAACCTTTTTATAATCTATTTCCTACAAAAGAGGATTTTATAAATAAGTTTTCATCTTGGTATTATCAACAATATCAAGCCCAAAAACCTACACTTACAGGAACAAGAACTGTATCTCCACGAAGAAGAGCATATATAGAATATTTGCGCAGGAGTGTCTATTAATAATGGCTTGTTCTTTTTGTAATTCTAAAGGAACTGTGCCTTATTCATATATAGCAAATGTTACTTCTAATAAAGTAAAGTTGGAATATGAAGTTATATGTCCTGTTTGTTTAGGCACTAAAGATGAGCATTATATAGATAAAATTGAACAGTCTTTAACTGAAAAAGATAAAAAAGAAAAATAAAGAAAAAAAGAGATGTATTTAACACAACAACAAATAAAAGAAGAACTTCTACAACTATACAGACAAAAAGAATATTTACTCAAAAGGGAACTGTTTAAAAAAGATTTATTTGAACTATGTCATTTAGTAGGATTTACAAATTTAAGTAAAAAAAGTAATTGTCATAGAGATTTATGTAGAGCAATAGAAGCTACTGAAGGTAAATATTTATATAGACTTTTTCTTTTCCCTCGTGGACATTTTAAAACTTCTATCATTGCTATTGCAAATACTGTGCGAAATATTTTGAATAACCCTAATATCAGAATTTTGCTTGTATCTTCTACAATGGAAAATGCCAAGAAAGTTTTAAATATAATAAAAAATATATTTAGATTATGTCCTGATTTTCGTAAATATTTTCCTGAATATTGTCCAGCAGAAGATGTCAAAGAATGGGGAACTCAAACTGCTTTTACTGTTCCAAATAGAACCAATTTTGTTCTAAAAGAAGCAACAGTTGAAGTTGCTGGAATAGGGCAAACTATTGTTGGACGACACTTTGATAAGATAGTGTTATCAGATATTGTTACACCTGAAAATGTTACTACACCTACACAAATCCAGAAAGTTAAGGATTGGGTAGAATATTGTATTTCACTTCTTCATAATCCTGAAAAAAACCCAATTGATATGGAAGGAACTCGTTATGATTTTAATGATGTTTATGGCGATTGGGAAGAAAAAGCTAAACAGAAAAATAGCCAGTTTTTTGTCTATAAAAGACCTGCTATTATAATAAACGAAAAAGGCGAAGAAGAGCCACTATTTCCTGAACGGTTCTCTATTGCAGGACTTAAAAAATTGCAGGAAACTCAAGGCAGCTATAAGTTTGCAGGTCAGTATATGTTGGAACCTATTGATGAAGAGACTGCACCTTTTAAGAAAAAAGATATTAAATATATTGAAAGGAAACGGTTACCACGAGTGGATAATAAATTGCCACCAAGATTTATGGCTATTGATGTAGCTATTTCAGAAGATAAAAAAGCTGATTATTCTGTTATAACTACTGCTGTTTTTGATAATGATAATAACGAATATATTGTTGATATAGAATATGGCAGATGGAATACTAATACACTTCTAAAAAATATTATAAGAGCTTACAAGAAATGGACACCGCAAGTAATGGCAATTGAAACAGTGGCATTTCAGAAAATGCTTGTAAATGTTTTATATGAATTAAGCAACAGAGAAAGTGTAATTTTACCTATTAAAGAAATTCCACGCAATACTCATACTTCAAAAAATTATCGTATTATGTCTTTACAGTGGCGCTTTGCACAGCATAAAATTCTCTTTTGTGATGATTTAGATAAATCTTTTATTGAAAATCAGATTATAAGATATAATCCTGACAGGAAACATAATGCTGATGATTTGTTAGATACTCTTGCAGATTTAGAAGAGATTAAAATTGTTCCTAAACAGAAGACTGTGTCAGAATATGAACAGTATCCTATGAAAAGATTTGTTGACTGGCTTTTAAGAACTGATGTAGAAGAAAATGAAGAGTTTTCATTTTATGAAGATGAGGAGGGTATTGAAAATGAATACTATTGTTACGATAATTTTAGCAGTTCTTTTGCCTCTTTTTAGTTTAGTTTTTTTAATTGTAGGAATTAGGATAGGGCAACATTTGCCTAAAAATTTTTCTTTAAAAGAACAGCCCAAAAAAGTTATAAATGAAGATGATGAATTCCTTTATTATAAAGAGAAACTTGAAAAAAAGTATAATAAACCTTTAACTGAAAAAGAAGTAAAGAAACTTGCAAAGGAATTATATTATAATGCTGACGATGATGAAGAATATTTAAAAGAAACTTATTAATTAAAAAGAGGTGATTAAAAAATGGACAGAAGAGAAAATGATGACGACAAAGCATATATTGAAAAAATCAAATCTCTTTCAGTTAAAAGTTTTGAACCTTATTATCACATAGGATTAGGCAAATGGGTAAGAAGTGCATCTCATTACAAAAAACTTTTACACGAGGCAGGTGCTGTTGAAGTTGGCACAGAAGATATAAGGTCTCCTGAACATAAGGGACTTTCACGTGAAGATATAAGAGAAATGTATCGTAATAAAACTAAAAAAAGAAAGGAGATTTAAATTAAAATGGCTGAATATAAACCAACAAAACAGGAAGAAGCATTAATTGATTTCTTAATGAGCAAACTTTATATTGAATCAATAAATTATGATAGACCTTTCCGAACTAATCGGGAAGATAACCGTAAATTTTATAAAGGTGACCAATGGCGCAGAAGACAGCCACCCTACAAAGCTAAATCTGTTACTAATTTTGCATCTCTGATTATACGAGATGAAGTAGCTCTTCTGACAGATAATATTCCAAATGTATCTATACGACCAGTTGATAGTAATGCTGATATTGTTGTTGCTGATATATTAACTAAACTTGTTAAGCATATTTTCTATCTAAATAATTACTATATCTTACAACATAAAGCTTGCAAAATGGCATCAATAGAGGGTATAGCTTATCTATATCCTTATTGGGACGAAAATGCTAATAATGGAGAAGGTGATATAAAAATAAAGATAGAATCAGCTGATTCTGTATTAAGAGATCCATCTGGCGAAGATAATTATTTCATTATAGAAAAAGATGTAACATTAGCAGAAATATATAGACTTTTCCCAGATAAAGCAGATTTAGTTAGAGCCGAAGTTTTGAAAGATAGCAAATTAACTATTCCTACAACATCAAAACGCAAACCTCATCTACCTGTTCAGAGCACTGATAAAAGCGAAACTGTTGTATATGAAGGAACTCAAACTGATGTAATAGAACAGTTTCAGCGAGTCAAACTTCATACTTTCTGGCTGAAAGATGATTCTGTAGCATATATTACAGATTCAGAAAATAAAGATAAAATTGTAACAAAAAAACTGTATCCTTATGGTAGATGGATATTTATAGCAAATGGCAAAATAATTTTAGATGATAGACCTTGTGTTGTTAAACATTTTCCAATTGTGCCACTTGTTCTTGATATTGACCCTGAAACTGAAACATACGGTATTGCTAATATGGATTATTGGAAGCAGAGCCAGATAGATTATAACGAAATGTATGCTTTGATTAAAGATTGGTTAAGAGCAATGTGTTATCCCAGATTTAAATATGACCCCAGATCAGGTATAGACCCTAACCAGATTAAAAATAAATGGGGTGCTGGTATTCCTTCTTTAGATTTTGAATGGGTTTATCCTGCACCTTTACCAAATGATATTTTCAGATTTATTTTAGAAGGCAAACTTAATATAGAATATGTATCAGGTATCCACGATGTTACGCAAGGCAGAAAACCGCAAGGAGTAACAGCAGCTGCAGCTATACATCTTCTGCAGGAAGCGTCTAAAACAATGATAAGACCTAAGGCAAGACTTTTAGAAGCTGCAATTAAAAAACTTGTTGAACTTATAATTGATTATATCCAAGTAGGTTATTCTACTAAACGGATAATAAGACTTTTAGGTATTGGGGAAGATGAAACTATTACTATCAATGATGTCCAGATAATTAATGGGGTAGAAGAGATAAAGAATAATGTTACAATAGGAGAATACGATGTCTATATAGAACCAGATTCTACATTGCCTATTTCAAGAATAGAAAGATTTCAAACTGTGTTATCACTATTCCAAGTAGGTGCAGCTGATAGATATGCATTACTTAAAGAATCAGGATTATCCGATTGGAAAGAGATAAATGAAAGATTAAATAGACGAGAAGAGGAACTGAAGCAGATGCAAATGCAAGCGCAACAGCAACAAGCTCAAATAGCTCAACAGCAAATGGCACAAGAACAGGCGCAGAAAGCAGAACAAATGGATATAAAGCGTGAACAGTTAGATTTAAAGCGACAAAAATTGGTATTAGATGCTTTAATAGCACAGAAACCTGAAGAGGGGAAAGAGACTTAATAAAAAAAGATTTTATTTCCTATTATGATTAGAAGAAGAAGATAAATATGCCTTTTGTTTCACAAGCACAGCGCAGATTTATGTATGCTGTTCATCCGAAATTGGCACGAGAGTTTGAAAAAAAGACACCTAAAGGTAAGAAATTACCTGAATATGTGGATAATAGAAAGAAGAAAAATAGAAAAACTATCCGAAAGCAGGCTTATTTGGTATATCTGAGTAAGACCAATCCCTGATAATATTACAGGGATGTCTTACAAAAAATTTTTCTAAACTTAATTATGACCAACCCTTTTTTCTATCTTTTTTTATTAATTAGGGGTGTCATTAAACAAAGAAGGAGGAGAAAACAAAATGGCAGAAGATTTACTTTTAGACCAACCTCTTGATACAACAGAGGAGTCAACAACAGCAGATAATTTAGATACTTCTACATCTGTAGAAGATGTAGAAGATAGCGGTAATGAGAATGTCATTACCATTGATGAAAAAGAGTATACTTTAGACCAAATCAAACAAGCTCTGAAAGATAGCGAGAATAAACAGAAATGGCAGAAAGCGAATACTCAACGGGCACAGCAGTTAGCGGAAATGGAGCGACAGTTACAGAAAGCACGACAGTTAGAGGAATTTCTTAACCAATATCCTCAAGTATATAGCGAGATTGAAAATATATTCAAGAAATATGCAAGTCAGCAAACTCCAACAGCACAAACACAGCAACAGCAGATTACTAATAATCCATTATGGGAAGAAGTTAATAGAATTAAACAGACTGTTGACCAGATTGAAATTGATAAAGAGATGATGAAATTACAGAATGATTTAAATGAAATTAAGAATAAACCCATCTATAAAAAATATTTTGAAGAAGACCCAGACCTTGAACGGAAACTCGTAGAATACGCATACGAAAATGATATAATGAATCTCCATACAGCATTCAAAGATATGATGTTTGATAAATTAGTAACTGATATGTATCAGCAAGGACAGGATAAGACAAGACAGGCGACATTACAGCGACAGAACCTCAATCTACCTGCTGGAAAGCGAACTAAACCGATGAAAGTAGATGTTACTCAAAAATCGTGGAATGAGATAGAAGAGCTTATGATGAAAGACCCAAGACTTGCTGAATTGGGTTAATAGATTTAAAAACTTTAAATTTTTAAATTTTTTCTGATAAGGAGGTAATAAGACCATGGCGCTTGATTATACAGTATTACAAGCTGTTACTCAAGAATATATTGAACCTAAACTACAAGATAATATCTATAACAAAACTCCTGTGCTGAAAAGGTTAAGAACAAAAGTCAATAAATCTCAAGACGGTGGAGAATACATCAAAGTCCCAATCATTTATGCAGAAATAACCAGTGCTGGACACTACAGTGGTTGGTCAACTCTTCTAACAGCTGACAATGACACGATTACTGCTGTAAGATATGATTGGGGACATGTATATGCTAATATGGCAATTTCCCAAACTGACGAATTGAAAAACTCTGGTAAAGCTCAGATAATTTCTCTTTTAACTGCAAAAGCTCAGCAAGCTGAAATGCAGTTATCTAAAACATTGACAACTGACCTTTTTAGCACATCCAGTGTAACAAATGGTATTCAGGGTTTTCCTTTAATGGTAGATGACTCTGCCTCAACTGATTATGCTGGTATAAATGCAACTGATTTTTCTAACTGGGCAGCTTCTGTTGATACTTCTACAAATGTATTGTCACTTGCAGCTTTACAGAATAAGTTTGGTGATTGTTCAGATGGCAACGAAGTTCCTACTCTCATTATATCCAACCAAGCTTGTTTTGACGCATATTGGTTACTTTTAGAGGTTAAACCTGAATTCAGAGTGCAGAGCGAAAATAACAGCTTAAAATTTCAAGGTGCAGATTGGATAGTGGATAAAGCTTGCCCTGGTTCTGGAAATGGAACAACTGATAACCATATCTATTTCATAAACGAAAACTTTATCACATTCTATGTCCATCCACGCAACAATTTCAGAGTAAGCGAATGGTTGAAACCTATTAATCAGCAGGGTAGAATAGCAAGAATAACCTTTTCAGGTCAGCTTGCTACAAATAACAGAAGACGACACGGTGCATTCAAAAACATTGACCCTGCATTATAACAATAAATTCTTAAGTTTTTTTAAATAAGGAGGTAACAAGATGGCTGTAGTAGGTCAAGGCGATAAAGAAATTTATGATATATCAACTTCAAGTAATACCTCAACAGCAAAAGATGAATTAGGTAGATTGCGATATGAATACGATGACACCAATGGTTTGAAAGTGTATATGTATATCAAAGCTGCTTCTGCTATATCCAATGGCGATGTTGTAACTTTCGGTGGCACAACAGGTTATACAGTTAAAGTAGATACCACAAATGCACCAGCAAAATTTGAACCTGTAGGAGTAGGTATAGGCACAATTACTAATGGCTATTACGGATATATTTTGGTAAGAGGTTACCATTCTGCTGTAAAAAAGGTTACAGATGCTACCACTTCTGCATACAAAGCTGCTTATGTGCTATCAGGAAAAATCAAAACTGCTGACGGTGGTGCTACAGATACAGCTTTTTATCAAGTGGGTGGTATTATACCACTTGAGAGCAAAGCTTGCAGCTGCACAACTGTGAAAGCATTTGTGAAATGTTTGTAGAAGATTGGAAATTAGTAGAAAAAAGACCTATAATAGATACGATACCTCAACGCATAGCTGATGAGATGATAGTGACAGAGAAGTTTGTCAATAACAATACATTAGAAGGTTGGGAAAAGATATGGACAAAGAATCTGGTAGAAAACAATAACCGCTGGAATTTTCAGAAATATAGCGCAAAAAAATTGAAAGATACAAATAAAAGAGGGGCTTGCTTCCTTATAGGGGCGGGCCCCTCTTTAAAATATAATATTAGATTTTTGAAAGATAAAAAAGGTATTATTATTGCCAGCTCTCATATTCTTAAAACTTTGTTAGCAAATGGAATTAAACCTCATTATGTAATAGTTTTAGATGCTAAAGATGTCCAAGCTGAGTTTCTTGATGTAGGAGATGAAAGCAAGAATTTAACTCTTATTTCAGATATTTTGGTATCTCCACTTATCTGGGATAAGTGGAAAGGTAAAGTTCTATTTTTCCAAGCGGAAACTTTTGATAAAATTAAAGAAATGATAAGAAAATATACAGATTTTGATTGCGAAATTACAACAGGTGGACATGTTATCGGTGCAGCTTATATTATTGCCTGCAGTATGAAATCTAAAAGAATAGTTTTTGTAGGCACAGATTATTGCAATGATTTATCACCTGCTATTAAATATAGCAATAATCTCTATGGAGAAGATGACAAAAATTCTGGTTCAGATGCAATGATAACTTGTGATATTCAAGGAAAAGGTGTCTATACTCTTTTAAGGCAATACATCAATAAATTCTGGCTTGATTGTATTAGTTTTCAGTTTCCTGATATAGAGCATATTAATGCAACAGAAGGTGGTATATTAGGTGCGTATTTAGAAGGTAATTTAAAAACTATCAAACAAATGAGATTAAAGGAGGTAAATTGAGATGGCAGCTACAGCTACCAAAAAAAAGGAAGGTTTAATTACAGGTAGTGCAAGATTTAAAATCTATCAGATTACAAAAGATGGTTCAGCTACCAGTGTAGATATTACACCTGGTACAGGTTACACTTATGTAATTGGCGGAGATGGCTATACAGTATCATCTGGCACATATACTATCCAGTTTTCTGCTGGTTCAGATGGCGATAAATTAGATGTAATGTTTATAGGTTCATAGAAATTAAAAATTAAAAATTAGAAAAGGAGTTTTAAAATGGCACTACCAACAACTGTATCTTATGTTGACCCTAAAAGTTCTGTAAGAGTGCAAGGTGCAAATTCTTTATCAGCTGTAGGTGATGCTACAATTATATCTGCACCATCTGGAACAGGTAAAGCAATATATCTCCAGAAAGCAATTGTGACAGTCAGTTCAGTAGGTGGTGGTGGTATAATAGCATTAGAAGATGGTGCTGGTGGCACAAGATTAGCTGAATGGAGTGCTGTAGGTCATTATGTTTTGGATTTCGGTGAACAGGGATTAAAACTTTCAGATAATACTGCTTTAAATTTAACTGTTGAAACTGCTGATAGTAAAGCTTATTGCACAGCTGTAGGATTTGTAAATTTACCATAAATTTACTATAAATTTACCATAGTAAAAGAAGGATTAAGCTATGAATTTATGGGAAGTTATAATGGATGCAGCTGATGAGACTGAAACTGGGATACCCAGTTCCTCGTCTGTGCCTACTTTGACAGAATATATTAGATGGATAAGAAAAGCTGTTGAAATTATTACAAATTATACTGATTGTCTTGACCAACTGATAACATTTTCAAGTGTAGCTAATCAGCAGAAATATACTGTCCCTGCAAGATTTATAAGACCTATAAGTGTAGAATATATCAGAGGCACACAATCTATTTATAGATTAGAATACAGAGACATCCAAAGTTTTAGATATTATCAGCAATTCAATTATACAACAGGTATCCCACAGATATGCACAGTTTGGGAAAAAAATCTATATATCTATCCACCTGTCTCATCTTCAGCAGGCACAACCACTTTAGATGGTAATATTACAGCAATAGATACTACTATTACTGTTGATTCTACCTCAAATTTTCCTAAAAGAGGACGAATAATTATTGAAAATGAAGTTATAGAATATACTGATACCAATTCTACCCAATTTTTGAATTGCACAAGAGGTGTAGAAGGCACAGATGCTGTATCACATAGCGATGGCAAAACTGTAACAGAGCGAGATATTTGGGTGCATTCTTCTGTAAGATATTTAAGGCAAGAGCCAACTATATATAATACAGGCACTGTATCAGCAACTAATGGAAGTGCTACTATTACAGGTAGTGGAACAACTTGGAGCTCTAATGTTATTAGTGGCTGGGTAATAGGAATAGGCACTAATCCTACAAAATTTTATACAATAAGCTCAGTTGATAGCGATACACAAATAACAATTTCAGAAAATTACGAAGGGTCAGATACAACAGGTGCAAGCTATATAATTGCTTCCCTTGTAGAGTTTCCAACTCAATATTCAGATTTAATTACACTCTATCTTATTTATAGAACCAAACGAAGGTTAGAAGAGCTTCAGCAAGCTTCTTTATATAGAGCAGAATTTGAAGATGCTTTAAATAAATGTAGATATGAAATGATACAAAAGCGTCAAAACATTGAATATTTAGGAATGCCTGATTTTTAATGAAAAAAGATGAAAAGAATAATATACAGAATAGCAAATTTTTTAGGTGGACTGAATACAAGAGACAGTGCTTATCAGTTGAAATCAAATGAATTATCAGAAACTTATAATGTCAGAATAAAAGAGATAGGAAATATAGAAAGTAGAAAAGGCTATTCCGTAGTAGGTAACCAGATAGAATCAGGAAAATATGTTACTACAATCTATCAACACGGCGATTTTTGGGGCAATAAATCCGAGTGGGCTATATGTGGAGATAAATTATATAAGTGGAGTGGAACAGCGTGGACTGAAAAAGTAGATATTGTGGGTGGTTCACTTACTTTAACTCTTAACAGACGAGCCTCAATGTTTACGTGGAAAAATCGCTTATTTATAAGTAATGGTGAAGAACCTGCTTTTGAATATGGAGAAGAATCTTTATACTCTCAAAATATAATTTATATTGCAGACCAAAATAATTATAGAGTTCAGTCATTTACATATAGTGGCTCGTATGTAACAACATTTGGAAGTTCGCTTGAATTTAGCAATAATATAAGATTAGCAGTTGATACAATAAATAATTATATTTATATTTTGGATAGAGATACTTATTACATAAAACAATATGATTTAAATGGCAACTTCCAAAGGAAATGGAAAAAATGGGAGTATCCTAATGTAAATAATGCTCGTCCTTTAGATATAGCGTGTGGAGGAGGTTATTTCTATGTATTAGAAATAAAAGATGACCCTACTATTCAAACTGCAGTAAGAGCATTTGATTCTACAGGAGAAGAAGACACCTCTAAACTTACAAGTCTTCGTTCTGTTAAAGTAGATACAACTGCTCGTTTAGCTGTAGATATCACAAATTCAAAAGTATATGCTTCTCATCCTTCATACCATCAAATTGTATATAATACAATAGGAAATTCTCTTATTGGGTCATATTTTGGTTCAGCTGGGACAGGCAATGGTGAATTTAATTTTCCATTAGGAATATATATAGATGAAACAAATAGTAAAATTTATGTAGTAGATAGCGGAAATGACCGTATTCAGTATTTTGATTTATCTTATAATTATTTAGGTCAATGGAGCGTTACAAATCCTCTTGATATAGTTGTTTCTCCTACATATAATTATGTTTTTGTTACATCGTCAGATAATAAAATCTTAAGATATGATTTAAGTGGTGGAAGTGGCACTACATTAGTAGATGCTTCTGGAGATGGTGAAGGACAATTAAATAATCCTATTGCTATTGATATAGCAGAAGGAAAAGATGTAAAAGCTAATGTATTTCATACTTTAGGAACTCCTTTATCTTTGAAAGCATCGACAGGAACAGGAACAGGAAAAACAGGAACTTATAAATATAAGCTTACTTATGCCACATCTTCGCTTGAAAGTTCTGGTGGTCTTGAAAGTAATGAGGTTACTGTAAGTAACCAGAATATAGAATTGACAAATATACCTGTGCCATCTACTAATTTTATGACAGGTCTAAAAGAAGATATTACAAGAATTCTAATTTACAGAGCTAAGAAAAGTGGTGATACTTGGTCAGAATTTAAATATATTGATGATATAGAAAAAGATAGCGATGGCAATTTCTCTACTACTTATACAGATGATGTTGCTGACGGTTCAGAAGGCGATGTTATTCCTACAACTAATAATCTTGTTCCAACATTCAAATATTTAGTCCAATTCAAAGATATTCTATGGGGTGCAGGTGATTATAATAATCCTTCGTATCTATACTGGACTAATTCTTTAGACCAAAATGATTGGTCATTAGAATACTATACACCAATTGGAGCAAATGAGAAAACTATTATTACAGGACTTAAACCACTTGGAGATTATCTTATTATTTTCAAAGAAGATAGTATCTGGTATGCAATTCCTACTATTACAGATGATTTAATTTCTGTAACAACACATCTTATAACACGAGAGTTTGGTTGTGTATCAGGTTTTACAGCTGATTATGCTACAATACAAGGACGGCAAGGATTAATTTTTGCAGATAAAGATAAAGGAATATGTTTCTTAACTGGTAATGTTGTTATCCAATTATCAGAAAAAATTAAAGATGACTGGTCGTCACTTGATAAAACTTTGCTTATGAATGCTTATGGTAAATATTTTGAGGAAACAGGCGAATATTGGTTAGCAGTAACAGAGTCTGGATCAACTAATAATCAGGTATGGATATATAATGTTAAAACTAATACTTTATACAAACCTTATGATTTAGCAATTTGTTCTTTTGGAAAAGTGACAAAAGATGGTATAGAATATCTATATGCTGGCGATTTTGATGGTTATGTATATAAATTGAATAATACTGATGCTGATAATGGAAATGCTATTACAAAATATTTCACAACAGCTTGGCTTGATTTAGGTTATCCTACAGAACATAAAGTATTTGATGAAGTTATTATTGAATATATAGGAAAAGGTAATTGGGATATAGACATCTATTGGGCTGTTGATGGTGCAGATTTTAGCGATAGCAATAAATTCAGTATAACTATAAGTGGTAGCACAAAGAATAGATATGTCAAAAAATTACCTAATGTTAAAGGTAGAGTAATAAGATTTAAAATCAAAAATGCTGGAACAGTAACAAGCGACCCATTTGAAATTTGTAGTATTGCTATAAAAGCACGAGTTTATAAAACTGTTTTTAGAGAAGATACTACTAATTATATTCCATAAATGAAATTTAAAAAAGGAGGCTAAAAAATGGACCCTATATGGTTAATAGGTGCAGGTGGTCTTTTGAAAGGATTAACAGAAATAGGTTATGGAACAGGGTTATTTGAATCACCTGAAGAACGAGCAAGAGAAAAGGAATTGGAATGGACACGAGAACAGTGGGAAAGAGAAATGGCTTACAAAGAAGCACGCAGGAAAGCTGCTTTAGAATATCTCTTGTCTAATCTTAAACCGTTCCAAGAACCTACTTATCAATTCAGAGAAGAAGATTATGCTGATATACTCAGACCTGTCAAAGAAATGCAAGAGAAAGAATTATTAGGACAGCGCAATCTATTAGCTTTACAAGGACAAGCTCGAGGCGGAATAGGCACAGAACTTATGTCCAGATATGCACGCAGAATGGCACAAGATTATGATAGATTAATTACACAACTTGCAAGAGAAGGTGAGCGTGAAGCTTGGCGTCGTGCTATGCAGAAATATCTAACTGATGTTGCACGAGTTAAAACCATTGCTGGTTATCAATAATAATAAATAATAAAATAGGAGGATTATAAAAATGGCATCAAAATTTGCAACTTGGGGTAGAACTTATGGCGGCACGACATTAGAAGCATTAGGAGGTTTCCTTGAGAGATTAGGAAGTTTCCTTGAACTTTTAAAAGAAAGAAAAGCAGAAAAAAGAAAAGAAATGGAACAACAGGCATTAAGACAGTTTCTGGTATCTAAATTAAAAGAAAGAGGAGTAACAGGTATTCCTACAACAGCTTATGCTACAATAAGAGAACCTATTTCATTAGAAGAGAGCAAACCTATCCCTGTTGAACAATTACCAACAAGAGAAGTGCCTATTAAAGGGCCTGAAATTCCATTAGAAACATTACCATTAGAACGAACACCTATGTCATTCTTGCAACTATTAGGATTATTTGAACCACCTAAAAAGCAATATGCACCTCGTATTCCACCTACTGTTCAGGCACAATTGCAATTATATAATTTGCTAATTCAGGAATTTAATAGAAATCCATCTATAAAAATACAAAGAGCTATGGAAAATATAAGAAAAAGATTATTAAGAAGATATGGAATTGATGTCACTCAAATGGAAAAATTACCACCAGGGTTTCCACAATGAATTTATATGAAGATTTTATAACTAAATATCCAGCAGCTAAAAATTATCCGAAAGAAAAAGTATATGAATACTTGCTTGACCCTAATAATATGCGATATATCTATCCTGCATTAGAAAACTATCCTGACGAACAGATAATAAATTATGTCAAAAATCAATTTCCTGAATTTTCTACAAAAAAAGAAAAAGGATTTTTAGCAACATTAGCACAAAAAATAGAACCTCTTATTGAAAAATTTAGAGAAAAAGAAACTCCTGAAAAACCAACTATTCCATTAAAAGTTACAAATATTCCAGCAGGTGAAGCTCAAGCACCAACTCTTACCCGAGAAGAACCTCAAGCTTTACCTACTACTCTTTTAGAACTTTATCGGGCAAGAAAAAAATTATCACCTGAACAAATAGAAGAAACAAAAGAATTAATTTCTTATCTTGCTGATAAAGAAGCAAGAGAAAATATAAGACAGTTATTAGCTTTTTCATTAGCAGGCAGTTTCTTATCTCCTGTAACAGCTAAAATTGCTGGTAAGGTTGCACCTGCTGTTTCAAAAATTCCTAAAGTAGGCGAATTTTTAAGCAAAATTACACCAGGTATAGTTGAAGGTGGAATGGTTTTTCCAACTGCTACAGCAGCTACAGAATTAATAAAAAAAATAGAAGATGAAAACTATGAATGGAAAGATGTTTTAAAAAATATCGGATATTCTATTCCTGAAGGGATAATAATAGGTGGTATTATAAGCAGTATCCCTGCTTTAGCCTCTACTATCAAAGGAAGAATAAGATTAAAAAAAGAAATAATTCCAAAAGCTGCCAAAACTTTAGGAGTTAAAAAAACTGATATAAATACTGTTACAAAACGATATAGAGAATTAGCTAAAATTTATCATCCAGATGTGCCTAATACAGGCGATATTGAAAAATTTAGAGAAATAACAGAAGCTTATCAGACATTAGTTAAATACAATAAAATAGCAAAAAAAATTAAATTACCCAAAACAGTAATAGAGAAGAAACCAACTGAAGAGAAACCAATTGATAGATTACTCAAACTTTTACCTGAACCTAAAGCTCCTGCTATTGCTGAAAAACCAACAATTGAATTTAAAGAAATGATTTCAAAAGAAATTGTTTCTAAACCTCAACAGCAATTGAAAGTTGCTACCCAAATTTTAAATAAAATGCCTGAAATAAAAGAGGGAGCTGTTGAAGCTGGTGGTATTTCTGGTGTATTCAAAAAAGCAGGTTTGCAATCTGGTGCTGTTGATAAGGTTATAAAAAATGCTACTGAAGTTTTAGTTAATAATCCTGATGACCCAACTCTAACTGATACTTCTATCAGACTTTTTAAAAGATTAACTAAAAAACTGGCATTAGGCGAATTTCAGTTTGGAGATGTGCCAGCTATTTTAAGAGAATCAGGACTGTCTACAGAACAGTTTGCTAAATGGTTTAGAAGCGAAATATCCGAATGGGGACGAGGATTAGGGAAATTGGGACATTTTGCTAAACAGTTTAATATCCAATTCAAGAAACAAGTTGAACCTTATTTTCAACAGATTAAACAAGCTTTTAAAGGCAATAAAGAAGCAATAAAGATTATTAATACTATCCAGAAACATTATCCTACAGAAATATCAGAATCTTTACTCAACAGACTCAATCAAATAGCTGAAAATCCTGCACAGAAAGAGAAAGTTAATAAACTTATAGAAGAGTATAACAAAATTAAAGAATTATCAAAAGAATTCAAAAAATATGAAAAAGAACTCACTTTATGGGACAAAATCAAAGAAATATATCGCAAAGCTGATAATGTAAGGCGTGGAATGTTGGTAGGACAGATAATGACTGCTATCAGAAATGCTGAAGTTCAATTTGCACGCTATTTTATGGATACAGTTGAAAATGCAATGGTGGGTGCCTTTCTTAAAATTAAACATCCTACTATTGCATCTAAAAAAGCTTATGCTGGAATGTTTGCTAATATCCATAATTTTATTAAAGGACTATCTCCAACAGGACGCAAAGAGATAGAAAAACTTTTAGATAATTTTCCTGTCCAAAAAGCCAAACTTCTCTCTACAACAGGTCAAGCATTAGTATTAGGCAATAAATTAGTGAAAATTGTTAATACTTTAAATACTTTACAGGAACATTTCTTCAGACGCATATCTGCAGCTGCCAAAGCTGAAGCATTAGTAACTCAGAAAGGTGCTAATTCAATAGAAGAATTATCTTCCATTGACAAACAAGAAATTGGAGATAAAATAGTTAATCACGCTTTAGATTTAACTTTCGCTAAATATCCTGAAAAGGGAGTTGGTCAAGCTATTATGCGTCTTTATCGTGAATTCCCATTTTTAACTTTGGTAGCTCCTTTCCCACGATTTGCTTATAATATCTGGAATTTTATAGTTAATTATAATCCTATAGGTTTTGCAAGGCTTTTTTCTAAATCATTTAAAACTAAACTTGCCTCTCCTGATATAACAGAGAAAACAGAGGCATACAAAACTTTTAACAAAGCTTTGATAGGAAGCCTCATTTTTGCTTATGCTTTGCTTTTAAGAAGCAAAAGATATAGAGGGCCCAAATATTATCAAGTAAAATTTGTTGATAAAGATGGCAAAACTAAAGTAATAGATTTAAGACCATTTGCACCATTTGCACAATATATGTTCTTTGCAGAATTGGTTTTGCACGGCACAAAAAATATTTCAGGTAGAGATTGGACAGATGCTTTACTTTCTGTCAATAGACTTGCTGGGTCAGGATTGCTTATAATAGATGCTTTAAGAGCTAAAGCAGGTAGAACAGGTAAAATTACATCAAGAATTGTTTTAGATGTTTTAGGTGAATGGCTTGCAGGTTTTACTGTGCCATTTAGAACACTTATTGATTTGCTTTCAGGTATTATACCTGAAGAAAAATTTTATCGTGATATTTATACTTATACTCGGTCACCTTTGAAACGGCAAGTTGGCCGTATTATTAGAAATATACCACTTTTAAGAGAATTATTGCCACGAAAGGTAGCACTTATAAGTGAAAAAGAGAAATATCTTAAAAGAACTACACCATATTTAAGACAATTAACAGGACTTTCTATTCAGGAATTAGAACCTATCCAAGAAGAGATGCTGAAATATGGACTGGAAATAAATAATATTGTGCCTCGTTCAACTAAAATTGCTGAATTAGACCAGTTAATATTATTCTTTATGCAAGATGAATTCAAAAAGCGTATAAAGCTTTTCTGGCCAGCTTATCAACAGATTAAAGATGAAGATAGAAAAGAAGACTTTTTAAGGAAATTTTTCTCAAATATAAGGCAGGCAGCTAAAAGACGAGCTTATTCGGCACGACCAGATTTATATAGAAAATTTTTGGAATTGAAAAGAGAGAAAAAGAATAAAAAAACAGCTAAAAAGGAAACACCTGTAGATAAACTTATAGCATTAATAAAAAATGTTCCTTCTTTATCTCAACAAACTGTTCCAGAACAGAATATTTATCCTATTTTACCATCACAAATATTAGAACAAAAACTTGCACCAGAAGAGCGTATAAAGCGTGCTTATAAAAAAATTTTAGCAAGGAGTTGATTTAAAATGGCAGAATATAACAGACAATCAGTTAAAAGACCACTTGAACACGATTGGGAACAGGCACGAGTAACAATAGAGCGATTACTTGCTTTGCTTGATAAAGAATATGAAAAAATTAAAGATGTAACTGACTCTTTAACACCTTGGAGCGATATAATTATTGCAGATTCTACAACTGATACTGAAGATTATAGCCTTTTATTTACAGAAGATGGCGAAATTATTACTATCTAAAAAAGGAGAATATTATGGCAGTTAAACATAAAAATTTAACAGTATCACACGGTATCCATATACCTTATGCTTGGACTTATGCCTCTTCAGCTGAAAGAACATCTGCAACAGGATTTTCAAATTCAGATATAGGTAAACTTGCAAGACAATTAGATGACAATACCCTTTATATGCTTACAGCAACTACTCCCACTTGGACACCCATAAATGCCGACCAAGTAGACATTTGGAAGAAAATCACTGAAGTAAATGTGAGCTCAGATACTACATATATAGACTTTACAGGTTTAGATGGTAATACTGATTGGTTCTATATGATATATGGAACATTAAAAAATTCTGCAGGTTCAGCTAGTGGCTACGAAATTTTTGTAGAAGGTGATTATACTTCTACTAACTATTATCGTCAATATATAACTGCGAGTGGAACCAGCATCGATGGCAATCGGATGAATGATTCAGTATTTGATTATCTTGCAAGTGGAAATGTTAGTCTTTTTACTCTTGTTATAACAAAAGATGTTTCTGGATATTTTAGATGGGTTTGTCATATAGGTGAATATTCATCTTCTAATGTGCGACTAGCAATGATAAGTGGTGTAAAAACTGCTACAATTACTAATATTACTCAATTAAGAATTCAATCTTCTGTATCAAATGCTATTGGAGCAGGGAGTAAGTTTGTTTTGTTTAAACTTAAACGAACATAAAAGTAAAAGGAGAAAACAAAAAATGAAGATAAGAGGAATAAAAGTAGATATAATTAAAAAGGAAATTAAAGAAATTGAAGAAGAAATATCTGATGAAGAATATGAAAAACAACTTGAAGAAGCAAAACAAAGAGAAGAAGAAACACTTATAGAAGAATATATAGCAGAGGAAAAAGAAAATATTATAAGAACACAAGCAATACAAAATCTGAAAGAAAAAGGAGTTTTAATAGAAAAGGATGGAAAATTACATATAAAAAAAGGAGTTGAAAATGAAAAGAAAAAACAATCTTTCTTATCAGGAAAGACTAAATTTACTTGAAAAACAAGAAGCTATAATAGAAGAGAAGTATAACAATATTCTAAACATTTTAACAGAAATTAAAGCTGATTTGAAAGGGCTTATAAACAAGGTAGGAGAACACAACGGCTCAATTATCAAGCACGCAGAAAGATTGAAAAATCATACTCGGATAATCTATCTGCTTCTATCCGCAAATGTAATAGGGATAGGTGTATATGTATTAAAACTTATCCTGAAAGGAAAATTTTAGATGAAAAAACTTTTAAAATTGATTATAAATTTTTTTGAAAGGATTTTTAATATGGGTAGAAAAGAGATAATTTACAAAAGTTTAGATTTACTTGTGCCAGAAATGCGGGAAAAGGCTATCCAGATACTTAATTTAATAAGATACCACAATTTACCTTTCAAACTATTTGAAACCTACCGAACAACAAAAAGACAACAGAAATTATTTAAAAAAGGACATAGCAAATGTGATGGCATAAAGAAATTATCTAAACATCAGTTAGGCAAAGCTGTTGATTTTGTATATTGGGATGAAACTTTAAAGAAATTCAGATGGGATAAAGAAATTGAATACTGGTATAAAATTTTGGGACTATTAGTTACACATCAAGTTCCAGATATTATCTGGGGCGGGAATTGGAAAACTTTCAAAGATTTACCACATTTTGAATTAAAGGAGTAATATATTATGAAAAAGAGCAAAAAAATTATTAAAACTTTAAAAAAGATTTTAAGACCTGGTGATGTCATCAATATTTCAGGACACCCGAAATTTTATGAATTTTGGTTACATATTGCATATCATTATATCCGTAAAACCCAAAAAGAAGTATTTGGTGAAAAAAGTAGATGGACAGATACTCACACAATGATGTGGTTTGATGGCTCTGCTTTTTCAGTAGAACCACCTAGAGCTAAAATGGTGCCTATTGAAGATTTTGCTTTCAAAGAGATAAGTATTTACCGCTATACCAAATGCAAATTTACAGCTGCCGATATAGAGATTATGTGGGAAGGTGCTAAAAGAATTCTTGATACTGAATATGATTTTGGACAACTTCTTAATATTCTTATAAATACTATTGCAGGTTATCCTTTCTATGAGAAATACAAATTCTTTGACTTTGGCGCAAAATATAAAGTTTGTAGTGTAGGTGTAGCTGCAATTTATACATACTGGCGTCATAAAATGGAACAGAAAGGAAAGAAAATACCAAGACTTTTTAGCAAGCTTAATCCTAATGCTTGGAATAAAGAATTTATAAAAAAATTCAAACAACACGGTAATAGATGGGATGTAGAGAATACTTTTCCTGCCAATTTTGCTAATACTCAGACACATTTTGATAAAGAATTTGTAAATATCTTATTTGCAGATAAAGGAGAAATACTTTATTTATTAGAGATTTAAAAATGTTAAGACGCAAAAAAGAGAAAAAAATTATGATTGCTTTATCAGAATATGAGCTTAAACAGATTATCCAGAATAGAATATCTTTGACTTTAAAAATGAAATTGACTGATAAATTATATCAATTGCGAGATTATGATAAAGATGTAGAAAATGGCAAATTATATCTAATTGGAGATTTGAAATAATAATTATAAGGAGGATAACTTAAAATGGGAGAAAAATGGTATAAAAGAAAAACATACTGGGATCCTGATTTGTCAAGACAAAGACAAAGACTATTAGCAGAAGCAAGAAGAAGGTTGAATAGAATTTTTAGAATACCAATTCCAAAGACAAAAAAAGATGAAGAAGAAATTGTTTATCCCTACCCTTATCCTTCTCGTGTCCCAACTATTTGGGAACAAAATGAATTAATGAAATTATTAGCAGAAAAAAGAAGGTTAAAAAAGAAAAGGAAAAAAGAAGAAGATGAAGGTAAAAAATGGGTTGAAAAACATTTTGAACTAAAGCTTTCTACTTGGCCAGAACAACAAAAATTAATGGAAGAAGAAAGAAAAGAAAGAGAAAAATCTGAAAGAATAAGCGACGAATTAAAAAAAGAAGAATTTAAAAAACAATGGTATAACCAAAATTTTGAATATTTTAAAGATTATCTGGCAGATGTGGCAACCGAAAATAATGAAAATTATACGAAAGATTTGTCAAAGTCTAAATATTGGAAAAAAATCTTGCAGGCTTATCGTAGAAAATTTATAGATAAAGAAAGACTTGAAAAATTAAAACAGATATATAAAAGATATTATGAATTATATGTTAAACCTAAATAATAATATTGTTCTTTGAAAATTTAATAATAGAACAGAAATAGGTCTATCCATCTGATACCAAACCAGCTTAATCCGCCTAAAATATGGAGAAGTGCCATATATATCAAAACAAAACTCCATACAAATCCTAATGCGAAAAGATTATATCCTATAATCGTAATGACACCGCATACAATAACACGATTTAAATCGTATAACAGAATTCCTAATCCTACACCGTATTTCTCCATATATGCTCTTGCAATATCATTTAACTCTCGTCCTGTGTTGTAATTATCTAATGCTATAAAACTGTAGGTTACAATACTATCAAAAAATAGACAAATCAAATAGATAAGAAATATTTGCAGAAAAAGTTTTCGTAGTCTCTCTTTGTCAGTTTTGACTTTGATTTTTGCTTTCTTCTCCATCTCTTATTCACCTCCTTCCTCTATTATATATTATACAACATTTTTTGCTTTTTGTCAACTATTTTTTAAAAAATTTCTTGAAAGAAAGGAGAAAATAATTATGAAAAAAAGACATTTTGCTGGACGAAAAGGAACAATATCACCACGTGGTCATCGTAGAGGTAGTTGCGGTGGAATACCTAAAAGAAATGGGTCTGGTAGAGGTGTTGGTAACTTGAGAAAAAGAAAATAGTAATAATAACCTAAATTAATTGGGAGGTAACTATTATGGCAAAAAATAAAGAAAAATGGATACAGTCTGCAATTAAACATCCAGGTGCATTGAGAAAACAGTTAAAAGTAAAAAAAGGTAAGAAAATTCCTCTGTCTAAATTGAAAAAAGCTGCTAAAAAAGGTGGTGTGCTTGGTAGAAGGGCAAGGTTGGCTATTACTTTGAGAAAACTTGCAGCTAAAAGAAAAAAGAAAAAGTAAATAGCTTGACTTTTTAAATCTTATATCCTATATTCTATATTGTTATGGGATTAAAATTAAATTCTTTAAAACAAAGATTGAAAAAAACAAATCCAGCTAAATATGAGGAAATTAAAAAGAAATGGGAAAATTCTGCCAGTTTGATAATAATTCTTGATGAAAACAAAATCGTTAATTGTCATAAGTGTGGAAAAGCAATGAACAGAGAGTATTATTCTGTTAAAAATGTTCCTTATTGCCTTGATTGTGTGAGAACTGTTGTGGAATAATTGTAGATGTGTGCAGTATTTGTAGATGTGCGATATTTGTAAGTGTATGATATTTGTGGGTGTATGATACTTACGATAAAACCCCCACCCCCCATCTCCAGCCTTGCCGACCTAATGTGCTTTGGAAAAAAGAATTCTTTTTTCAAGAAAGGAGAGAAAAAATGAAGACAAAACAGAAAAATAAATTCTGTGTAATGGAAGGAAAAAAAAATACTCATCAAGGAATTTCTCTTACTCTTGCTTGGCTTTCTCTTCTCTCTGCTGACTTTCATCTGTATTCTGCTTTTCTATCCTTTTCTCTGGCTTGTTTTCTGTATAGTCAGCTTTGTCTCTCTCTTTTTCAGCAAGTAAGGCTTCTAACTCTTCTATGCGCTTCTGGATAGCTGATAAGTCTTTCAGTTCTTTTGATGATGTCTTCATTACAACAGATTTTTTCACTGCACTATAACCTAACCTGTCTAATAAGTCCTTGTTGGCTTGCAGTTTGACTTTTAGTAAGTCTGTGTGTCTCTCTGGCTGGGAAACAGGTAGCTGGGCAATTTTGGCAATATTGTCAAAAAACCTCCAAGCGTCACTCTGTAATTTCTCTAAATACTCCTGCACATAGGGTGAATTTCGCACACTTCTTGTAGCATAATTACGAAGATAAGGAGAATCAATTTTAAAAGTTCTACGCAAAGCCTCTGTTGCATTACCCGTCTCTAAATAAGTTTTAGCAATTAAAAGAGCATTTTCTTTAGTAATTCTATGATATTCTCTCTTTTTCTTTTTCTTTTGCTGATTATTATTATTAAGAGAAGCAACAGACATAACACAAACCCTAATCTTTTATTTTTACTTTTATATTAATACTACTACATTTTTTCTATATCACTATTATTTTTATTATTATCTTCGCACAGCTGTTGAATCTGCGCATATACTGTCAACAAATCTCTAACTATTTCTGCTACTACCTTTCTGCTTTTATCTGTTGACGAAATTGACTGTTTTTCTTGCTTTTCTTGCAAGAGAAAAGCGTAATAAAGACTATTTTCTATATTAATTTGTAAGAGTTTAATTGTATCTATTCTATTTTCTATTATCAAATCTTCCTGATTATTCTCATTCTTATTTTCATTATTCTGGCTATTTTCATTATTATTCCTTTTCAGGGGCGGCGAAAATTCTGTTTTGATTAGTTTCTCTCTCATAACCTTCACTATATATAAGGAAAACAAAATTCCCTAAATTAAGTTACCTTTCGTAACACCTAAAATACCCCTGTTACCTTTCTATACACCTGCCAAAATTTGTATAATTGCTTGTATATCAATAATTATAGCACACCCTTAAAATAGACTGTGTAATTTCGTAACATTTGCTTGATTTTCTCTCTTTTTTTTAGGCTATTTTTCTCTGTATTTTTGACAAATTTCAAAAAAATTTTAAAAAATCTAATCTTATAACTGTTGATATACAAACAATTATAAGTTTTTAGGCAAAAAATTTTGAAAAATTCTAAAAAATTTGGCAATTTTGGCACAGGGATTGCTATATAAAATAAGCAGAGAATTTAAAGGAAAGGAGGTAATTAAAAATGAAAAAAATTACAATCAAATTTATAATGGAAGGAAATTCTACTAACTATTCGACTGCTGTCTTCTTTTATGAAGACAACACAAGAATTTATGAAAACGTGTATCTTTATGCAGGAGAAAAAAGGATACACTTTTCAACTAAAAACAACAATAACAGAATTTTATCTACAAACGAGGCCGGTGAGGTATATTTATCAGAGGAAAATGTTAATGAATATTTCTATGATATTCTATTTCACTCTCTTAAAAGTAATGACTATATTGCTGCTTTTAAAAAAGCAGCAACCAAAACTATTCAGCAAATAAAGAGAGAAATCAAGCACGTAAAGAAAAATGTAATAATTTACAAACAACAAGAAGTGGCCCACACTCTTCCTTTATAATATTTCTCAGGAACCCCCGCACTTGCGGGGGCTTCTGTGAAATATTATGGAAAGGAGAAAAAAAATGATTATAAAAACAAGGAAACATAAAAGATCCGACGGCAAAATTTTTTTCCAACCTGTTCTTGAAATGAAAAAAGTTCAGCCTATTATTCCTATCCAAGAGGAACTTGAAAAAATCTACAAAATATGGGAAAAAAATAAGTCAGAGTTGGGATATATATCCTATTTCCATTTTAAAAGGGAAATAGGATTGGAAAAATTGTTTGGTATTTTGAAATACATATATATAAAAAACCCATACTCTCTCCGATTTCAAGTAAATCGGATGGGGGAAAATGTTTATTTTAAGATTATGGTAAATAAAGAAGATTTTTTAAATATAATATAATTAAATGTTCTTTTAAAAATAAATAAATAAACCTTTCCACAGCCATCATTCCATTTGATGGTGGAACAATGGTGGAAAGGAGGATATATTATGATTAAAGGAATTTCTCGGGTATCAAGAAGTTTCCGGGATAGATTAGCTGCAAGGCTATCCCGAAAGATTTATAATTTAGAGGTAAGAGTGCTGGAAGATGGCACTCTTACATTTGAAGAGTTTATATTCTGTCCCGAAAAATTAGAAATTTGGGACAAACGGGAAGTGATGAAAATCACTTCCTGTGAAAGGGATAGATTACTCCGATATTTTCGGAGTCATTTATCCCGATTTATCAGGCAGGGACCTCCACTGGGAGCACCTGTCCCTGCTGATACGGCGGCATTATTGGAGAAGGAAATTGGGATAAAATCCCAATTTTCTTCTGAAAATGAATGGTGTAGAGAAGTGATATGTATTCTACTTCTTTACACCAAATACGATTACATTAATTTCATCATACCAACTGTTCGTTGTTGGTATGATGAGGAAAGTCCTGAATTAAATGACTGGCTTAAAAAAATAAGCCAGGAGATAAAAAGTAACCGCTGGACCTTTCAGCGGTTGCAAAATGAGCTCCAGACAGGAGCGTCCGCATAAAATTGTGGATAAAGAAAAAAGCCATTGTTCCATCTATCATTAGGTGGAATGATGGCTTTTTTATTTTCTAAATATTATTTTAAAGGAGGATAAACTATGTTTAAGTTAGAAGGAGATATTGTTTATATTACTTTGCCTGAAGGCAAAACTCAGGCAGAAATCCTGAAAGATGCCAAAGAGGAATTAGATAAGATTGAAAGTAAACTTTACGGATTAGAATTAAAATTGAACGGCAGAATAACTACCTCTTTGGCTTTATATTTGGGACACAGACTTGCACACATTTGTAAGTCTGTATCTATCTTTGACCCAAAAGAGAACAGCTATATTTTAGCTGTCTCTCACTAATCCTAAAAATCTTCTGGCATAGTGGATTTTTTCACTATGCCAGACAAAACTTTTAGAAAAAAAAAGGAGAGTGGTTAAAAATGAGAAAAATAAAATTTAAAGCTTGGGATAAAGAGAAAAAGATTATGTGTGATGTATTCAATATACAATTTGATTTAGGATATGCTGGAATTAAAGCTCTTAATTATTGCGTATTTGAAAGAGAAATTGAGAAAATTATCCTTCTACAATACACAGGACTGAAAGATAGAAATGGAAAAGAAATTTACGAAGGCGACATTTTAGATTATCTTGGCGACGAGCTTATGGTAGAGTGGGATAAAGAGATTGCTGGATGGCTTTTTAGAAAAGAAAATCAACATTACTATTACTGGTTTCAAATCAGAGGAAATTGCAAGGTTATTGGCAATATTTATGAAAAAAATTTTAAAAAGAAAGGAGAGTGATTAAAATGGAAATAAAATTCAGGACTTGGATATTTAAAGAAAAGAAAATGAAGAAAGTATACGGCTTATGTTGGCAAAAAGATATTTTACAAGTAGAAGTTTTAAGAGATGAAATTTTAAAAGAAGGTTTAGAAAATATGTCAATACTAAATAACCCAAATTGTTTTGAATATTGGATAAACGAAAAAGAATGTATTATAATGCGCTATACAGAAAGAAAAGATAAAAATGGAAAAGAGATTTATGAAGGGGATATTGTAAAAGTTAAAAATATAGCATCAGAAGAAGAAGCAATAGGATTTATACAATTCAACTCCAGACGAGGATATTATGAAATAGTTTTTGACAATTCTCCAGCAGGAACTGAAGTATTTGAAAATTACACTTTTTCCAGTTGGGAAATAGAAGTGATAGGCAATATTTATGAAAACCCTAACCTTTTAAAGAAAGGAGAGTGATTAAAAATGAAATTTTATCTCACCCCAAACATTAAAAATTTTTTTGGAGAAAAAGACCTTGAAATTGACGATTTTATAGAAGCAAAAGAAGATAAATTATTTCATATAGGACAAGGATATGAAAACAGACCTGCTAAAACAATCTACTGCAAGATATGCGGGGGAAACAAATTCTATGTTGGACAGGGAGATTGGTGGACAGGAATAAAATGTATCAATTGTGGATATGAAATTTGTATTCATTCAGGATAAAAAATTTTAAAAAAAGGAGGTGAAATAAAATGAAAATTAAAATTAATGAAGAGTTAGAAAAAATTAAAAAAGTATGTTGTTTTAAATTGACTGATATAGGCTCAAAAATTATTCTTTCACACCTATTAAACAATATTATTTACCTTTTCCCTAACGGCGATAAAAAAATCAAAGAATTCAAAGAGAATGTTGTAAAAGAGTGCAAAGAACAACTAGAAGAGATGTCAAAACACCCTCTACTCTATTTCAAGCGAATTTACAAAATTCCTGTAATATGTGCTTGGTGCGGAAAGAAAATGGATGAAAAATACTCATACACTAAAGGCACTACACACGGAATATGTAATAAATGTCTTAACAAGACATTCAGACAAATCCAAAATTGCAAAAAAGAACTTAAAAGGATAGGAAAAATTAAAAAAGAAAATGGAAAAATTGTAGAAAAAATTGAAAAGGAGGCAAAATAAAATGAAAAAGAAGGAAAATTGTGTATGGTATGAAAAAGGTTATTGCAAGGATGTATTAGGTAACCCTCTCCATCCTTGCATATTTCCTTATTGCGAAAAATATGAAACCGAAGAGGAATATCAATACAGGAAAAAGGATGAAGACAAAAGAAGCTATTATGAAAAAGCAAGAGATTTAAAAAATCCATAAAAAAGAAAGGAGAATAATATGAAAAAGAGAAAAGTCAATCGTAATGCTTTAATTTTCACAGAAGTATTTAAATTATCTAAAAAGGAAGAAAGAAAAGTTATTGAAATATGTAATAAGTTATTTGATATTTACACCGAAATGCCTACTCTAAAACCTTCAAA